GGTTTATTAAACGTGTTCCTGTTGCATTGAGGCCGAAGTACATATCGGATATGTTATACGGAATAGGATGTAAATACGTAGCCACCGATTTTACTGCTTTTGAAAGTCTTTTCACGGCGGAACTGATGAACGCCGTCGAGTTTGAGTTGTATGACTATATGACCATGAATCTCGATTGTCATGACGAATTTATGTGTATTTGTCGCGAGATCCTCGGCGGAAGAAACACCTGTAATTTCCGGAGTTTCGCTGTTGATGTAAATGCTACCCGTATGTCTGGAGAGATGTGTACGTCACTCGGCAATGGGTTTTCAAATTTGATGTTTATGCTATTTCTTTGTTCAGAAATTGGATCCACCTGTAAAGGTGTGGTGGAGGGAGATGATGGTTTGTTTGTGGTCAATGGTAAGACCCCAACCATCGAAGATTTCGACTCTCTGGGGTTGGTTATTAAGCTTGAAAAACATGAGGAACTTGAGACAGCTTCCTTTTGTGGCTTAGTTTTCGATCCAGTTGAGCAAATCAACGTGACGAATCCAGTCCAAGCTCTGGTTAAGTTTGGATGGACCACGGGTGCCTACTCCGGCGCAAAGTCGCATAGACTTCTTGCGCTCCTTAGGGCCAAATCCTTGTCAATGAAGCATCAGTTTAATGGCTGTCCTATTTTGGACTCATTGGCAAGATATGGACTGCGATGTTCACACCAAGTACGAAATTCGAATCTCATGCGAGGCGAATATGACGAATGGCAGCGTGAAAGGCTGAGACAAGCCTTAGAAAGCCCAGTCGTTGACGTCCCGGTGGGTCCTAAGACCCGCCTTCTCGTAGAACGTTTGTATGGTGTGACCGTAGAACATCAACTCGAAATCGAGGCGTATTTAGATGGGCTAGATGAGATTCAGCCCCTAAACTGCCCGCAATTCCAGCTTTATTTGAAGCGTGATTGGCAAGATTATTGGGATAGTTATGCCCTAAATCTTCGCATTTCGACTGCCATGGACCCGCCCTTGATCTGGGGGGTGTCATCGCAGTATAAATTTCAAGAGTTACTGAGCCTCTAATGATCTGACCTGACCACATGTCAATAAACTGTGGCCGGTTGCCCGCGTAAGGTGGCGAGCTTGATATTGCTGAAATATCCGCTTAGCATGTGGCGATATAGGATTGCCGTTTTACCATTTTCTTCGTAGAAAAATGGCGTCTGATGCGGGACGTTAAACAAGCG